TAAAATGGACGATAAAGCCCCAACTAATACATCATCATCGGTAATAGAGCGAAACAAAGTATTTGAATACATTAAAGCCATGCTGGGCGATGGAATGATCGAAGTAGAGCTAGATCCAATCCATTATGAAACTGCACTGGATCGTGCTATGAATCGATATAGACAACGTAGCCCAAATGCTGTTGAAGAAAGTTATAGTTTTTTAGAACTACAACAGGATGTGAACGAATATAGACTACCTGACGAAATTATCAGTGTACAAAGTGTGTTCCGCAGAGCTATTGGTTCACGTAGTGGTATGGGAGCTGGAGGCACATTATTTGAACCATTCAATCTAGCTTATACAAATACATATTTGATGACAGGTTCTTCTATGGGTGGTTTGGCAACTTATGAACTATTTGCCGGATATCAAAAATTAGCAGGTCGTATGTTTGGAGCTTATATTGAATTCAATTGGAAACCAACTAGTCATATTTTAAATATTTTACAACGTCCGTTTGCCCAAGGTGAACAAATTTTAATTAAGAGTCAAAATTTTAGACCTGACTGGGTATTGTTGCAAGACATTTATGCTAAACAGTGGTTGAAGGATTATTCGCTTGCCAACTGTAAAATCATGCTGGGCGAAGCTCGTAGCAAGTTTGGAACTATCGCAGGGCCTGGATCGGGCGGCATTCAGCTAAACGGTAAAGATTTAATTAGTGCAGGTACTACCGAATTAAAAGAACTGGATAAAGAACTAGAAACCTATGTTGCGGGCGGCACGGGTTATACTTTTGTAATTGGTTAAAAAATATTTGACCTTGTAATAAATCTGTTATATACTAGCGTTACATTAGGAGACGCTATGATTATAGGTGTATGCGGGTTTATTGGTTCTGGCAAAGATACCGTTGCTGATTATCTTACTAACTTCCATGGCTTCCGACGAGAATCATTTGCTAACTCCTTAAAAGACGCGGTAGCTCATGTGTTTGGCTGGGACCGAACAATGCTTGAAGGACGCACAAAACAAGCACGTGAATGGCGCGAACAAGTAGACCCATGGTGGGCACAACGACTTGATATGCCTAACTTAACACCTCGCTGGGTGCTACAATACTGGGGCACTGAAGTGTGCCGTAAGAGCTTCCATGATGACATATGGATTGCTAGTCTTGAAAATAAACTCCGTAACAGCAAAGACGACATTGTTATCAGCGATTGCAGATTTCCTAATGAAATCAAAAGTATTAAAGACGCTGGCGGTATTGTAATACGTGTTCATCGTGGTCCGGAACCTGAATGGTACGACGATGCTGTTAATGCCAATAAGGGAGAAACTGGTAATTTTTCTTGGTCTACTAGCCGTAGCAAACTTGAAAAATTAGGAATTCATGCTAGCGAAACTGCATGGGTTGGAACTAGATTTGATGCAGTACTTGATAACAATGGCAGTATAGATGACTTGTTTGCCAGAGTCAAAGATCTGGTACAAGATCACCTTGCTTCCACTTCTGACCTTCTTTGTGAAGAACACGCTGACAATTTGCACACACTGTCTTAAGATTAAGCGGCCTGCAATTATTTAAATCTCCATCTACATGGAATACTGCAAATACTTCTTTATGCGGGCTTTTAAACCCGCATTTATCGCAAGTATTTTTTATACGATATCCTGATCGATACCATCTTGCAACGCCTTTACCAGCGAGGCAGGATTCACACTGGCTCCTATAATAAGTACGCCCGTTCTTTTTATAATTAACAGCCGCAGGTTTAATTCCGCAAGTACAAAGTGGTCTCATACTTTATTTACACCTTTTCAAAACCTTTTTTCAGCTAATAACAAGGATAAAAATCCAAAATCCACTAAATACATTGAAGAACATGTACTCATGGAGATTAAAAAATGGCTCAACTTAGTTCACCAGGCGTAAGCGTAACAGTTATAGATGAAAGTTTCTATACCCCAGCCGCGGCCGGCACAGTTCCGTTAATTGTAGTTGCATCAGCAGAAAACAAACAAAACGGAGCGGCAACAGGCACAGCGCCTGGCACATTGAAAGCAAACGCTGGAAAAGTATACTTACTAACAAGTCAGAAAGATTTGTCAGATACGTTTGGTATTCCTAAATTTTACACCGATGCAAATAATAATCCTATCCATGCTGGCGAACAGAATGAATATGGTCTAGCTACTGCATACAGTTTCCTAGGTGTAAGCAATCGTGCATATGTTGTACGTGCTGACTTGGATGTAGGACAACTTACTGGTACTCCTAATACACCAACAAGTCCAGCAGAAGATGGTACATATTGGCTTGATACAACTGATACTAAATTTGGTGTATTTGAGTGGAATGCTAGTCCTGCAACAGTTGCAGACGGACAATCATTCAGTGTACAAAAAGTAACAGTAATTACAGAAGCTTCTAAAGTTACAGCGGCTCCTAATTATGTACCATTAGCAAGCGTTGGCGCAATTGGCGACTATGCAATGGTTGCAGTGACAACATTAAATAAATTATATTTTAAAAAATATACATCAGCAACTGCCGCAGGCACATGGGTAGAAGTTGGTTCCACAGCATGGGCCGCAAGTTGGCCAGCTGCCACAGGCACTATTGCTAATAGCTCAATTACATTGTTAACTGGCGATACTCTTGTTATTAACTCAACTACATTTACCGGCGTAACTACATTAACCGGACTAGTAGCCGCAATTGGCACTACAGTTTCTGGTGTAACAGCCGCAATAATTAATGAAAAATTAAACTTGTTCTCAACAGGTGTAGACATTGTATTATCCGGAACTACAGTAGCCAAAGTTGGTTTAAGCTCTACAACATATATGGCTCCTGCTATGGCAATGTCAGCACATACAAGCGTTCCTACTTACAAAATTACAGACAACGCATCAACTGCTAATGGTCGTCCAACTGGCTCAGTTTGGGTTAAAACTACCAATGCAAATGCCGGTGCAGATTGGATTATTAAGAAATACAATAGCGCAACTAGTTCTTGGATTACACAAACTACAAAACTATTCCCAACAAATCAATCTGCATTGGCAGCACTTGACCCAAGTGGTGGCGGTATCAATTTGTCAGTTAACTCAGTGTATGTCAAATACAACGATGATGAAGGCGGTCCAGAGATTGCTACATTTAAAATTTACAAACGCAGTGGTGTAGGTGCAACTACTATTACTAGCTCGCCTATTACTAGCAGTACATTTACAGCAGGCGCAAACTCTTTTACAGTACAAGAAAGCGTAATTGGTAGTGGTACACTAACTTCAGCAGTGACTATTACATTTACAGCCGCTGCCGCTGCCGCAGACTCGGACGCAGTGATTGCTGCCTTTAACGCCGCATTACCTGATTCTAAGTTAGTTGCCACAAAAAATGCCAATAACTCAATCAGCATTACTCACACAGCAGGTGGCGATTTTAGATTAGTTGATATCACTAACTTACCATTGGCAAAAATATTCTCAACCAGCACCACTGCTAATTTATATCCTAATCCAGCAGGCACGTCAAATGCTTATGTTGCAAGTCTATGGTCTGCTACATCAAACAGCACTGCAATTGCAGCCGCAAGTGCAACACCTCCAACAAACATTGCCGCTGACGGTCAGTTATGGTACAACAACGATATTGACGAAGTTGATATCATGGTACACAACGGTACTACATGGATTGGCTACAGAAACTACACACAAAATACCGTAGGTGGGGATGCAACAGACCCAGCTGGCCCTAAAGTTAGTGCCACACAGCCAACAGTACAAAGTGATGGTACACCATTGGGCAACGGCGACTTGTGGATTGACACTAGCGATTTAGAAAATTATCCGTTAATCAAACGATACAATTATCTAACTAAGAAATGGGTATTGTTAGACAACTCAGATCAAACAAGTGAAAACGGTGTATTATTCCACGATGCACGTTGGAACACAGATGGTTTGACTGCTACTAAAGCAGAAATTAGTGATTTGTTAACCAGCAATTTCTTAGACTTTGATGCTCCAGATCCTGCGTTATATCCAAAAGGCATGTTACTATGGAATATGCGTCGTAGCGGATACAACGTATTGAAATTTGTTAGAAATTATGTTGATACTACCACACGTAATACTCGTCAATCAAATGCATTGATGACTAACTACTATCCACATCGTTGGCTTAGTGCTGCCGCTAACCAGGTTAATGGCGCTGGCAACTTTGGACGTAAAGCAGTACGTGAAGTTGTAGTTGCCGCATTGAACGCAGAAATCAATGCTAACCAACAAATTCGTGACGAAGAAAGTCGCGTATTTAACTTGATTGCTTGCCCAGGATATCCTGAAACAATTACATCATTGGTTGCATTAAACTATGACAGAGGTATTAGCGCATTTGTAATCGGTGATACTCCTGCTCGTTTAAAACCAGATGCAACAACAATCAGCAACTGGGGAAATAACACAGATAACGCTGTTAATAACGGCGACAATGGATTGTTAACTACAGACGCATACTTAGGTATGTTCTATCCATGGGGTTATACTACAGACTTGTTAGGAAACAACGTTGTTGTTCCACCAAGCTACATGATGTTACGCACTATTGCATTAAGCGATAATGTTTCTTACCCATGGTTTGCTCCGGCTGGAACACGTCGTGGTGGTATTACTAATGTAAGTTCAGTAGGTTATATTGACTCGTTAACGGGCGAATTTAATGCAACAGCATTGAACACCGGACAACGCGATACACTTGCAAGTATCCATGTAAACCCAATTACATACATTACAGGAACAGGTTTAGTAAACTACGGACAGTACACACGTCAACTAAGTGCTAGTTCATTAGACAGAATTAACGTTGCACGTTTGGTAATTTATCTACGTAGACAGTTTAGCCAGTTGGCAAAACCGTATGTGTTTGAACCAAACGACACTATCACACGTAATGAAATCAAACAAGCCGCTGAAAGTTTACTATTAGAACTAGTAGGACAACGTGCATTGTATGACTATCTTGTAGTTTGCGATACATCAAACAATACACCAGCAAGAATTGATCGTAGCGAACTATACCTTGATGTCGCAATTGAACCAGTGAAAGCAGTAGAATTTATCTATATTCCACTACGCTTGAAGAACACTGGCGAGATTAAAGGTCTATAATAATTAGGAGAACACAATGTCAATTGCATCATTATCAAGATTTACAGTACCGCTAGCTAGTAATCAAAGCTCAAGTACTCAAGGCATGTTAATGCCTAAGTTAAAGTACAGATTCAGAGTTAGCTTTGAAAACTTTGGTGTTTCGGGCGGTACAGTTGAATTAACAAAACAAGTAGCAGACTGCGGCCGTCCTAACGTAAAGTTCGCAGATCAAACTATTGAAGTTTACAATAGCAAAATTCACTATGCTGGCAAGCCAACATGGCAACCACTAACAATTAAATTACGCGACGATGTATCAAACAACGTGACTAAATTAGTTGGTGAGCAGAATCAAAAGCAGTTTGATTTCTTTGAACAAAGTTCTGCGGCAAGTGCCGGTGACTATAAATTCCTAACACGAATTGAAATGTTAGACGGTGGTAACGGCACTAACACTCCTACAGTTCTTGAAACATGGGAACTGTATGGATGTTACGTTGATAGCACAAACTATCAAACATTAACCTATACAGGTGCTGCCGATGTTCTAACTATTGATCTCAGTATCCAATACGATAATGCACAGCAAATTGGCCCAGGTGCTGGCATGGGAACTGAAGGATTTGGACAGAAACGTGCAGGTACTGCTACAACAGGTGGCGGCGTTCCTTACAGATAATAAACAAACTAAAAAACCCGCTGAGCGGGTTTTTTAGTGACTAATCATTAAATACGTAGTTAATATTTAAGATAAATATTATTATGGCCTTTACACCTAACAAATATTTAAAAACTACAGATGCTTCTGCATTTGTGTACTTACGAGATCAACGTCATGCGTCGAACTTGTTTGTTAACGACTCATTTAGACTTGCTCCAAAGTTTGATTTTCAATTTCATGTGTCTTTTAGTATTAATACAGGCGCATTGAAAAGTATTGATTTGTTGCAACGTCATAGAAATGAAATTAACATGTTGGTTAAGTCTATTACGTTGCCCAAGTTTACTGTAACTGTAGAAACAGCTAATCAGTATAATAGAAAAAAAGTAGTACAATCTCAACACAAATATGAAAATGCCACTATTAAATTCCATGACGATAATATGGGATTAATTAATCAATTATGGCAAAATTACTATAGTTATTACTACGCAGATCCAACTAGCGCAAAGAATGGAACTGCTTACAATCGAAACGCAACTAAGAATTTTGATTTTATCAAAACTCCGTTTGGATTAGATAACGGAAGCAATGTTCCTTTTTTCAACCATATAACAATTTATCAAATGGCTCGGCATGAATTTGTAAGTTATAAATTGCACAATCCATTAATAGCCAGTTGGGACCATGCAGGATTAGATTATGCAAGTACAAAAGTGCATGATAACACCATGTCTATTGCGTTTGAAGCAGTATCATACGATGCAGGAATGGTTAGTCCTGAAACAGTAGAAGGGTTTGGATTAGAGCACTATGATGTTACTCCTAGTCCAATAGGCGGGGTAGTTGATTCGAATAGTTTAAGCCCAAGTTTTGTATCTCAACAAAATGTCACTAGGAACGGTGCAGAAATATTGAATAATGTTGTTGAGTCGATTAACACTTATCAAAACACTCAAGAAAAAGCAAACCAGGGTACTCCTGGATTGTTGTCTACAAATTCAACACAAACTATTGGCGGTATACAAGGAATATCTTTTCCAGTCAAAACAGCTGAGTCAAAGGCAACTGAAGCAAAGAAAGTCAATTTAGGATAATATATGGCTAATAATTTACCGCAAGAGCAATCCAGTAAAGTTGATGCTAAACAATTTTTTGATAACTTCTTTGTACACGAAGTTACTTTTCCAGCCAACGAAATTGATGCAACTGTTGGATTTTTTCTAAAACGCGGGTTTGATACAGATAGTGCAAGAAGTACTGCAATTATACTGCTTAATCAGTCGCGTGTTGACAATGTAAATGTGTTTGTATTACTCGATAGTCTTAAAGGTTTAACTGATGTTCAGCTTGGGCAAGTTGTTGCTCAAGTGCTAAACTCTTACAGAGAAAAAACAAGCATACTGGGGTATCATATTTCTACAATAGCAGACACTTACGAAAGTAGAAATATTTTAGTGTAATATGGCATCCAAATTTGCTCGCGGAAAATTTGTAATGAAACACCCAGAAAAATATGTAGGAAACAAAGTTCCTACATATAGATCTAGTTGGGAATGGAGTTTCATGAATTTTTGCGACAACAACAAAAGTGTACAAAAATGGGCAAGTGAAGCCATACAAATACCATATAGAGACCCGCTAACTGGCCGCCAAACAGTATATGTACCGGATTTTTTTATTCAGTATGTAGATAAAAACAGCAAAATGATTGTTGAGCTGATTGAAATTAAACCATCCAGTCAGCAAATTATTGAGCGTGTGGGCAAAAACAAATACAATCAAGCGCAGTTTATCAAAAATCAAGCCAAATGGAGTGCCGCCAATTTATGGTGTAAACAACAGGGTATCAAGTTTCGTATACTCAACGAAAATGATCTGTTTCATACTGGCACTGCATAAGTAATAATATGAAGAAACTTGAAGAAATTTTAAACCTTCCTGAAAGCAAAAAGCTGGTCACGGAAGAAGAAAAGAAAAAAGCCAAAGCTGAAGTCGCACAGCCCTTCCTTCGCGACATGAGCGAATTTGACAAAATTTCGGCAGCATTGCCCGCAGTTAAGGGGTTAGGTGATGCTAGCGATGCTGAGTTTGATGCACTTGCCCAGCGTGCCACAGATGCATACGACGATTTAATGGACTTGGGCATGAACGTAGAAGCACGTTATAGCGGCCGAATTTTTGAAGTTGCTGGCGGCATGCTTAAAAATGCTATCGACGCAAAAGCCGCTAAAATTGACAAAAAACTCAAAATGATTGAGTTACAGCTTAAGAAACAAAAGCTAGATAATGATTCAATCCAAGAAGACAACAGTGTCAGTATACCAGGCGACGGCTTTATAGTAGCAGATCGCAATAGTCTATTGGAAAAACTACGCAATATGAAATAAATACATTATCAGGAATATACAATGAAATCATTTACACAGTATCTAGTAGAAAGCAAACGAGTCTACGAATTTAAAGTTAAAATTGCAGGAGATTGTCCAAAGGACTGTGCCGCAATTATTAAATCTGCTTTGGGACAATTTCAAGTGGAATCTTGCAGTGCAGGTAAAAGCACTCCAATACAAGAATCACCGGCAGATTTTCCTAACCATAAAAATATTGGTGTAACAGTGTTTGATGTTTGCACAAATTATCCAGCAACCAGTTTGCAAGTTGCTACGTTGCTGGCAGAAAAACTACACAAGTCTGCACATGATGTTCGTGTGCGCAATATCAAAGAAGAAGAAGAACTTGCTATCAATAATCAACACGCTGCCAAATCTGGTAAATCAGTGCTTGCTGACGAGTACGAAACCAGCAACAATCAAGAGTTGGTAGGTGAGAAAAAGAAAGAAAACTTTCTTAAAGAATTAACTAAAACCAAAAAAGAATTAGAACAAGTCAAAGGTGTTAACGATACGTTACTGGCCAAAAAAGTTCCTGTTGAAAAACAACCTAAGCAACCCAAAACAAAATCTACTGGAAGCAAAAGTCCAATAGGAGGAAAATAACATGAACTTTACAGAATTATATCAACGTATCAGAAGTATAGACGAAGG